CTAAGCCAACCCTCGGAGGAATATGCCAAAGCCGTCTCACATGAGCTATGGATGCTGGCGCGTCCTCGCGGGATTAGTGATAACGAAACGTCGCAATTTTATTGTGGAGTGCATGTTCACGCTGACGGGCGCGTAGCAATCGGCCCAATTGACCAGCCGCAGCAGGTCCACGCTAACGCTGACGAGCTTTTATTTGCGGAGCTAATCGGCAACGCTGTGACAGATGCGGAAGAACAGGCAATTATTGACGCAATCATTGAAGCTAAGGGCGGCACTATTCAACTTATTGACATCATCGCAGCTTCACCATCACTCTCACCTAATCTACGAACCTACGAGCAGCTTGATGCTGAAGGATGGTTCCCAACAGAAAAAGTCTAAAACATGGCTACCAAGATCACAAAAAAACCACCGACCAAAATCACGAAGAAGCCGCCAACGCGCATCGTTAAAAAGAAAAAATGAGTGCAACACAAAAAGCTCTATGGTTCTCCGGTTTATTTACGGCTGTCTTGACTGCCGTAATTGTTGCCGACATCAGCGAATCGAAGAAGCAACTACATCAAGCGATCTTGGACAATACGCGCCAGGATGCCGAAATCCGCCACAACTCGGCGGCTTACGATAAGATGGAATTGCGACTGAAAGAGTTGATGGACGTTACCATTACCACAAACAACAGTGTAATCCGCATAGAGGAACACATTAAAACTTTCGAGGCTATCCACGACGTCCAATGAAAACTGTATCCACATTATCAATAATTGCGCTAGTTGCGCTCACCGGGTGCCAAATGGCTCCCGTCAAAACAACGTTCGATATAGAGCAGCCGGAAGGCATGGCGCTTTCATATTCATCCGAGAAAGATGTGATTTATGAAAAGACAACCGTGCTAGACGACGGCACGACCGAAACAACGAAGTTTCAAGCGTTGGCGTCCGCCGCAGCGTTGGCCGATGTAGAGCGCCAGCGAGTGCAAGCCGAAGTGAACGCGAAAAATGCCGACATCGCACTTGAAGCAATCAAGATGATCCCGGTCGCGCCTTAGTATGGAATACGATCAAAAAGTTTACTTGTGGGCATTCGCTCACGTTTACCGATGAGCCGGTTTTTGGACGAGCTAAAGGTGAAGGAAACCACGCGCGGGAAAGATCGCGTGTTCATCCTTACGGAAACATTGCGCTATGAGTCCGATCTGCTTGGTTGCATTGTTGAAATTCCGGAAGGCTTCGCGTCAGACGGCGCAAGCGTGCCCAAAGCGCTTTGGTGGATGTATCATCCATTCGGGCGATACTTGAAAGCCGCAGTTGTCCACGATTGGTTTTGCGTGACGCAAACAATCAATTACAAAGAGGCGGCGCTTGTGTTCCGCGAAGCGATGAAGGTTTGCGGCGTCAATCGCTGGCGCCGTCAAAAGATGTATTGGGCAGTGAAATATTTCGGGCCTAAGTTTAAATAATGTATTGACAAGCGCAATGCATTCGGCTTTTACTTGCTACAGTTCTTTCTAGGGCAACCGCCCATTTAACACAAAACCCTCTCACGCGATGCGTGACACCAGCGACATAATGCGCCTTGCGTGTTAAGCTCCTGCCATACCTCCCACGTGAGAGGGTCCACAACAATGAATAATAATGACAAATCTAAACGAAGTATTGCCGTCGAAATCAGAGACTGTGCAAGCAATTGAAGCTTATTGGAAACAACGAGGCGACGCCGAACCACCGCGCGGATATTTGGGCGGCTCCGAGATCGGAAAAGAATGCAGCCGGGCGCTATGGTATAGCTTCCGCAAGTGTTCAAAGCCGGACTTTGATGGGCGCTTGTTTCGCCTTTTCAATCGCGGCCACCGCGAAGAGGAAACCTTTGTTGAAGAATTGCGCGGCATCGGCTGCGAGGTTCACGAATTTGACGCCGACGGAAACCAATTTGAAGTCATCGCTTGCGACGGGCATTTCAAAGGACACACGGACGGCGTGGCGCTTGGCATACCGGAGGCGCCGAAGACTTGGCACTTACTGGAAATGAAAACCAGTAGCGCGAAGCTATTCAAGAAGGTTAGCGAGAAAGGCGTGGAAGCCGAGAAGCCGCAGCACTACGCGCAAATGCAAGTATATATGCACCTGCTAGGGCTGAAACGCGCATTGTATATGGTTGTCAACAAAGACAACGACGAGCTTTATACGGAGCGTTTACGCTACGACAAAAAGAAGGCGCAAGCACTAATCCACAAGGCGCAATCAATCATCAACGCGACCACGCCACCGGAACGGATCAGCGACCGCGCGGACTCGTTTGCTTGCAAGTTTTGCGACGCGCACGACCTGTGCCACGGAACAAGCGAGGTGGCCGTTGACGTGCCGGAACTAAGCTGCCGCCAATGTGTCCACGCGGTTCCGATTGAGGACGGCCAATGGGCGTGCAAGCTGAAAGACTGCGACGCAACGGAAGTATGCGAGCATCACCTTTTCTTGCCGGGGCTAATCAACTTCGGCGAGCCGACCGACAAGCTTGAAAACGCGGACGGTTCGGATGTGATTGAATTTACCAACAAGGACGGCACCGTATGGCATCACGGCAACGACGAAGAGGCGGGCCAATATCCATCAAGCATTCTAATCACCACACCGGCCGACTTGGTATTGCAGGGCAATCTGCGCAAGGGCGAAGCCGGGCCGAACTTGGAAGCAGTATTCTCGCTTGAACACGATGGCGTCGAACAAGTCTGGAAGGGCAAGGTTAACGACTTGTGGGAAGCGTTCGGCAAATTGTTTGAGGTGCCAATGCAGAATCCAACTTACGAGCAAGAGGGCAACGGATGGAGCGCGGCATGGTTCGCGCCGCACGGTTGCGTTATAATCTACGGAGACAACGCCGAAATCAGAACAAAGGAAAACCACTAAATGAAAACACAACACCTATTCAACTGCGTGCGAGCGTGGGGAATCGCAAAGGGCATCACCGGGCCAGAAGGCAAGGCTAGCGCGTTCACGCAATACAATAAATTCGTCGAAGAGGGGCGCGAGCTTCAAGAGGCAATTAACAAGGGCGACCAAGCGCACGCGATGGAAGAACTTGGCGACTGTATCGTGACGCTGATCTTACTTGCTGAACGTCTCGGATTCTGCGCCGAGTCCGCGCTTGAAACGGCATATCTTAAAATCTCACAACGCTCAGGCCGCATGGTCGATGGCGTTTTCGTAAAAGACAAACCAGAACAAAAGGAAGAAACCAATGAGCAATAAACAAATCATCCGCGATGCGGAGGAAAAGATTGAGTACGTCTTGCAAGAATTGCAAGACACGCACGGCATTCGGCCATTTCGCGTGCAGCTTGTAAACGAACCAGGCGCGGACGAAATCGAAGTCACAATCATCAAAAACGAGAAATATTAACATGAGCGGATTTGACTTAAACAGTATCAAGAAGGGCGCATGTGTAAAAGCTCCGCGCATTCAAATCATAGCATCCGAAGGATTCGGCAAAACGAGTTTCGCGTGTTGCTATACGAACAAGGGGCAAGACAAGACCGAGGACACAGACACCACGTTCTTGATTCCAATTAAGGGCGAAACCGGCGGCGATGGTCTTGACGTTGACAAGCCGGACGAAAACAACCTTGTCACCACTTACGCCAAGCTTATGGAAATCCTCTCGTTCCTTGTTTCGGGCGATCATCCATATAAGCGAATTGTTATTGATTCGACAAGCTCGCTTGAGCCGTTGATTCATCAATCAGTTTGTGATAAGCACGACGTTGACAATGTGCGCAAGGTTAAGGGCTTCCGTGTTGGCGAGGCTGAGGTTGCGAATCACTGGATCTATTTGACCGATGAACTTGAAAAACTGCGCTCGCGCGGCATCGAGGTTGTCGTCATTACGCACGCCAAAATCAAGAACTTCAAAGACCCGGAGCGCGACTCCTATGATCGTTACGTGCCGGACTTGGAAGACGCGGCGGCTTCTATTCTTAACAAGTGGTGTGACATCATCGCTTTCGGTAACTCTGAAATTATTATTAAGAAAGAGGAAACCGGATTTGGCGGCAATAGCCGATCAATGGCAAAGCAAGTCAACCCTACACGTTGGCTTTATCTTACACCGTCGGCAATTCGTCCGGGCAAGTTGCGTCCGGAGTTCTCGCGTATGCCAGAACGCATCGAACTTGACCACGTAAAATTTAAGGAGGCAATGGTTGCCTCCGTATCACAATAACAACACAGACAAAGGAAAATCATATTATGAGCGATCTAACATCAGTAATTGGCGGCGGCTTCAATGCCGCAGAAGTAGAACCAGCAAACGACAACTCACCGTTACCGGCGGGCGAGTATTACGTCGAAGTTGAAAGTGCAGTCCTCAAGGACACTGCAAACGGGCAGGGCAAAGGCTTAAACACTCAGTTTAACGTCCTCGGCTCCGTCGCGGATCAAAGCCAAAGCGGGCGCAAGCTTTTTAACTGGTTCAACTTGCAGCACAGCAACGAAACAGCGGAGAAGATTGGCCGCAGTGAATTTGCCGCGCTTTGTTTGGCCGTTGGCAAGCCGACCGTCACCGACACGGATGAACTGCTAGGCGTGCCTCTTATCGTCAAAGTGGCGATTGATAAGAAGGACGCCGAGCGCAACGTCATCAAGGCTTACAAGAACAGCGGCGAAGCTTCCGAGCAAGCAGCCGCCGCACCGACGCCACCACCTGCGCAAGCCACACCAGCCGCAACCGCGAAAAAGCCGTGGGAGAAGTAAGCATGAGCGCAACCATTGAGCAACTAGCCGCCGATCTTGCGTCGGCGCGATCCGAGGAAGCACTTGCCAAGGCAAAGCGTATTGAATGCGAGGAGGCAATACTGGCGCAATACGAACTTGCCGAGGCTGGTAGCACGACCGTCAAAACCGAGAACGGGCTGAAGATTACGCTTAAAACTGCGCTTGGTTATAAGATCGACAAGGGCGCGGAATTGCCGGAGTCCTTAATCAAGGAAACCGTAAAGCGCGATCTAGACGTGAAAGCATACGAGGCGTTGCGCGAAAGCGATCCGATGGAGTTCAGCCGCGTTTCCAAATTCGTGACAACTACGCCGCGCAAGCCAAGCGTGACACTGGCCGTCATTTAATCCGAGCGGGTGCTTGCTGTGACGCGCAAGTGGCAAAGATGTCGTTAAACCTAACCCGCAATTTT